ATCTTGTTATATCCCTCATCCATCCACTCACGAACAACTGGCAAACCCTTTTGATCTGCAAATGATGCAATACCAGTAAGAGATGTTCCAATACGACGATTACGTTGCATAATGCCGTTTGTTTGTGGCCAGTGTGTTGGAACAAGTGTTACAGTCTTTCCATAAAGGTATGCGAACTTCAGGGTACGCAGGAAGTCCTCCTTAGATTCATGACGATTTAAGTGCACTTCTACAAGTGTACATAGTTCGTATGATTCCAATGGCTGCTCCGCACATGGGTTAAATCCCATCACACGATAATCCTTACCGTCTGGCGCATCCTTTAGTCGTCCATAATTACGAGCAACATCAAGCCAGATAAACCCTGGTTCTCCGTTTTCAGTAATTAAATCTACGTAGTCTTCGTACTTTGTTCCTACTTCTGCTGAAATAGAATTATTAGACATCCAAGCCCAACCTGGATTTTCTGGATCAAACGAGTTACGCTCTGGGAACATCTCTGAATTCTTTAGATTCATAAATGTTTCATCCCCTGCATTACCCAAAGCAAGAGTTGCTGATCGTCTTACGTTACCTGATACCACACAGGTACCAATAAGGTTTACAAGGTCTACAATGGCACGAGAGTCTAGCGTTTCTCCGCCTCTGGAGCCGATTACACGGTCTATCTGGTCGTGCAACTTGATAAGAGGTGCAGGTCCTGATGCAACGCCTCCAAAGCCCTTAATAGGTGCTCCAAGAGGTCTGATCAAATCATAGTTAAACTTCTGAATACTCTGGTTTGGTCTTAGGTAGGAGTTTATTAAAAGTCTGACCGACTCTACCCAACCCTCACGAGTGTCTGGAATTTCGAACACCTGTTCTGGTTCTGTTGGGGCATAGATTGAGAAGTTCTTATCCTGTCCAACTGTGTCAAACCCTACACCAATACCAAGCATCAAAGCATCCATGACCCAAGCAAATAACGCTCCTGGATCATTCTTATCAAGATCCTTTGTAGATACCATTGCACAGTTTTGTAGGGCTGCGGAGTTCTTCTTCTCCATGGTCATAGGAGTTCCAAATGCCCACATGCCTCGACCTGGTGGTGTCCACTTTAATTCAAACATTCTTTGGAATGCTTCTTGTGCAGACTTCTGAGCCTTGTAGTCATTCCATGGTAGACGGTTTTCTTTGGCATGATTCTTCTGTACTGAATACATACCCTCGATTACACGACGACAAACCTCGTGCCATCTTTCTTTAGTTCCATCCTCCTTCATGCGAGAATATGTACGAATAAAAGTAATTTCTCCAAGTGAATTTTCTGCTGCATCCTTAAACCCAAATGGGCTTTCTTGGCTCTTGTACTTTTCTACGAACTCCTCTGGAAGTTTAAAACTAAAAAAATCTGACATGTGTATCGTCCTTTCAAAAACGGAATAGTGTTAAGTATAGCAGAGTTTTCAAAAAAGTAAAACTCTACCTAAATGTATTGTTTAGAGTTATAAAATAATCAACTCTGTATAAGAATTAATGAATCCAGTGTTGCGGAACCATATACTTAAAACCACTCTTTACTAGGTGTGCTGTGTGGTGATAAGGTGGTGATGGCGGAAATACAATAATGCTTCCAGCCTTTGGCTTAACTGCAAAATGATATGCTGCAGGATCTGCATTTGCAAAATCTGAATCTGGAGTTGGGCCCTGAATAGGTCCCTTTGGATCTCTAATTGTAAAAGAAATCTCTCCACCCTCATAATCATCATTAAGGTACATAACGAAAGAAACCTTAAGTCTTTCATCTCCCTCTTGCTGATCAAAGTGTGCACCCATAAATGTTCCAGCCATGTATTTCTTAATTGGGTACATTGGGAATAGTTTTGGTTCATCTGTTATCCCGTGTGCTGCTGCGTAATCTCGTGCTACGTCATCAAATGCTTTCTGCAATGTTGAATAAATATATGTGTTTTTTTCGTCAGTTGGGTCTGCCTCTGAGATACTTTTATCTGTTCCATAGACATACTCTTGGCCACTACATGCCATCCATTCACCCCATGGATCCTTGTTGTCATTCTCGATTGCCTCAACAAGTTTTTTAGGATCTTCGATTACATTTGTGTAATAGTAAACCTTTTCTTCAAGTATTTCTCTTTCCATTTTATATCTCCTTAGTATTTATTATTTTCATACCAGCCTGTGACTTTTATGAATCCTACTGTAACATATCTAATAGGTCCTTCTCCTACAAACCTAACTCCATGCTCATACTCTTCATTTCCTGGAAAAAGAAGTAGCGTTCCTGGGCTTGGTCTTAAATCTGAACCCTCTTTATTCTTAAAAAATAAAGTTCCATCCTTATAGTCATCGTTAATGTATAGTATAGCAGCGTATTTGATTGATGGATCTGTGTGCTGATCTGTGTGAGCCTTAAGTTCAACCCCTGGTTGCATTCTCTGTAGTGTTCCAAATCCAGCAAGTTCTAGGGATGGGTCAGATAGTTTAATCATGTCTCCAAGCCTTACTTGTAGCGTTCTACTAATATCTTTGCTTGTGATATCTAAATTCTTATCTTCCCACCCAAGCGTTACTTCAAATTTACCTTCTGCAACCAAGTTTTCTACGTCATCTCTTCCAAATTTTTCCATACAAAATCTGGCAAGATTCTTTGTATATTCAATAGACCAGTCTGCGTTATCTGTTGTTTTAATTATTTCTAGAATAGTTTCTAGTTCTCCTTCGTGCAAAAAATCTTCTATAAATAAAACATTGCCATGAACTACGTTAGTTTTATATCCAGCATCTTTAAATTCTTGTTCTAAAAAAACTGTCATTTATTTTCCTCCGCCTTATACTTATTACCTTCAGCATCAATTTTCCATCCTTGCTTTAGCAATTCTTGCCACTCTGCTCTTTCAATCTCCTGCTTTGCTCTAGTTTCTTTCATTTCTGCTGCCCAGGCATCTCTTAGTTCTTGTGGATATGCGGACTCTTCTCTATCATCCCAGAATGAACCGATTGTATACCTTACACCACTTTCAATAAGAGATACTTCATGCATGTTATTAAATCCACCATCAAATACTGCAAGCATTCCTACCTGTGGCTTAATCTCTATATCTTGATCTGGGAACTTAAGCAGTCCACCTTCAAAATCATCATTAAGATATAAGAACCCAGCATATCTACTTCTTGTAAATGCTCCAGAGTTACCCTTTTCATCAGTATTATCTGAGTGAATTCTTGCATATGCACCTGGCTCCCACTTCTGTGTGTGATATCCAATTTTTGATATAATTTTTGGATCTAAGTCATGAACCGATGCAATTGCTTCTGGCATCATTTTTTCAATATCTGAAAATATAGTTGGTGTTAATCCAGCATCAATAACTTCTTCGTCGTTGTCTTGTGGCAACACTGAAGAATATGATTCATAAAATGATATAGGCATCCAAGAAAGTTTGCCATTTGCTGCCTGAGCATCTAATGCAACAATCATTTTTTGACAAGTTTCTTCATCAATAAAGTTTTCATAAACAACTATATCTTTTGTAAGTCTTTTTTTATTATTTAGATTCATGGCTTTCTATCTCCTGTGTGCTCTGTAATCTCCCAAAAGAATGGGCATGTGTATCTAATGCCACTCTTAATCTCTGTTACTCCGTGGACATAATTCATATCCCCTGGGAAAAAATATGCTGCACCCTTCTTTGGTTTAAACTGAACTCCTTGCAATGGAAAATATAACTCTCCACCTTCATAGTCTTCGTTCAAATAAAACAAACTTGAAAGATCATAGTTTGGGAAGTCATTTGGAAGTCCTGCATCTGGTCCCTCATGCAGTTCTTTGTCTGCGTGGGGGTTCTGAAACTGCCCTGGGAGCCATCTAACGATAGTTGTGCCAGTAGGAATAACCTTTACCTTATAAAACTCTTCAACTATTGGCTTGAGCCTTTGAAACAGTCCTGCAATTACTGGAGCAATTGTTGGATCATTTTTATCTAATGTTGGGCTGGTTGCTACTCTGTCTTTCCAATATTCAGAATCATAAACTACTGTTCCATTTTCATTTACATGACTTTGAGTTACATCCCAAATTGTTAAAGACTTAGCAGCCTTTTCTAAAAACTCTATCTCTTCTTGAGTCATAAAATTTTCTAATTCAACGATCATTTCTTTGCCATTGCCAAACCAGCCTGATGGGGTCATAGATGGCTTTCTAATTACTACAGATGCTTCTTCTTTATTCATAATTTGATTATATCATAGGGTTTTAATCCTACAAATCTCTCTCAATCTCTAGTTGTTTTAAGAACCTGTCTGCGCTAAACCTCCAGTTGTCTTTTGCAAAAGAAGTAACAATCTTAATGCAGACATCTTCATAGTCTTTCTTTTCTAACTTATCCTTTAAAGAATGTAGCGCCTCAACAGTGTCAATATAGTTTTGCCTAACAAAAGACGGATCTCCTGCATGATTTCTTTTTAAAACCTTTGTATTGATCTTTCCCGATGGTTCATATAGTGAGACTGTAAGATATTCTTTTGCAAACCCAGCATCTTGATACATTTCATATCCTTCTAGTGCTTGTTTTTTATTGTCAAAAGATATTATAGATCTAACTGGAGATTCCCCATCTCTAGATACAGTTATAATATAGTGACTAACATTTCCACTTGCTGAGTTCTTAATGTACTCACTCACTATATCGTCATGACTAATTTTTAACTGTTCCATTATTTACCCTGAGTTGTTTGATCATCTACGCTAAGTTTTAATGTTTTTACTTCATGAGACCCAAGAGACTCACCTTTTTCATTGACCGCATTTCTGTACCAGTCAGTCCATTGACCGCTTGAGTTTACCTTCTGTGCTGCTTCTCCGTAAGAAATGTTTGCTTCTACTCTTTTTCTGTCTTCGTCTTTATAATCAACAATTTTAATTACGGTATTATTTAGTGCTGTAAGAGATATTGGAATTATCGTTGCTACTGGAGTCCCAGCCTTTATAGCAATCTTTTTATTTGCAGACCTTGCTTTTAATGCCAACGGAAATGGGTTGTCATAAAAAGATGTGCTAATTAGATATGACATTGTTTCAAAATCATCACTAAAATAATTAACTGGATTAATAGCAAGCATACTAACATCCTCATCTGTTCTAAAGATAAGACCAGTGTCCATACTTATTGAGGATTGCCCTCTTCCAGAATATGCTCTCTCTGGGCTAACTATCTGAACGTGATCAGGAGTTTGATCGTTTATGCCATCCCATGTAAACTCAATGTCTTCCGTGCAAGATAAACTGTATCCTACTACGTTTGCCTGAGTTACTGGAAAACATCTGTATGCATGATTTTCAGAAGTCTGGTCCATCCAATCTCTTTTAATTGACATTGGAGATATTTCAAAAATACATCCTGGGGTTTTTTCAACTGATATGTTAAACATTAGTCTGCTTCTGCACTATACATTTCTGGAGTGTGAAACTTTTTGCTGTAGTCAAGCATTGTCACAATAGAATATTTTGTCCCAGATGTTACTGGCATTGCTTGATGAGGATACATAAAGTTTGAAGGGAAAACGAACAAGTCTCCTGCTTCTGGTTTAACCTTTAGATTTTGAAGTCTAAAGAACAACTCCCCACCTTCGTAGTCATCATTTGGATAAGATACCAAAGACACTGTGCAGTTATAAGAAAAACCATGATCATGGTGCTCCATAAAGTGTTGTCCTGGACCATACTTGATAAAGTTAAATGCTTCCCAATATTTTAAATTATTTATGTTATACATCTTACAGTAGTCTTCTACTGCTGGGAACTTTACATCATACAGATCTTGCCAAAGAGACTGAAGATTAAGGCTTGTAGTGCTTTTATCATATTCAATATCTGTTTTCTTAAACTTAAAATCATTGCAGTCTCGGTACTCTGGCATAAGTTGCTTATATCCAACATATGCAGGCTGCCAACTATATCCAGTGTTATCTCCTACTGGTTTAAGGTTGGCCTCAATTCTGCTTACAACATCAATTTCTTTTTTAATAACCCCTTTGTAACAGATTATTCCATTACCAAGATCTTGCTTATCTGTCCATGTTTGCATTATAGTTTCCTATCTATATTCTCTTCTTGACCAAACTTTATTTTTATATACCCCGCCATCAGGCTGTCTGTAGAACTGCATGTTCTTAACCATTTTATCATATATTTCAGACTGATTCTGTATTTCTATTTCATGCTCCCAGTTTTCTCTTTTAAAAGGAAGAAACTGCATGTAGGGTGTTCCTGCTGGGATTATTCCTTCCCAACCTTCTGCAACAAAAAATGGAAATGTTCCTGATATAGACACCTTATCGCTATCTATAATCCCAGAAGTGTTTAAGAATGGTAGATCAAACCTATTCATTGGTGTCATAAATAATGCGCTATATCCCTCTGGAAGAGCAACTTCCCAATCTGGGTACCAAGCAAAGTGATGCTGGTAAAAACCTTTTGGATGCTCAAATTGTGTCATTGGAGGTCTTTTTGTAACAAAGTCTTGATGTCTTGGATCAATAATTTTTACATCGATTGTTCCTTGGCTGTTTTTAAAAAATTCTAAATCACATGGTGTTTTTAAAACATAACCAGTTATAAATGAGTCAAGAATTGCTGGACATGCTTTCCAAGTAGGTATTTTTCCATAATCATCAGTAGTTCCTTCTTTTGGAAATGGACAAGTACCTTTTGGTGCTTTATAATATTCTCCATTTGGCATTTTTGCAAATCTATCTGCATCTTTATACCAGTCTGGAATAACATCTTGTGCTGAAGATGGAACAGAAACGCTGTCTCTTGTTAGCCAACCCTTAAATGATCTAAATATTGCTACATTGTTTTTTTCATCACTCATTAGTGACTCAGTTCGTTAATGTCTGTCATAATGACAACGCAATACTTTGTTCCAGACTCCATAGGTAGAGAAGCATGCTCATAAATATAGTTTGAAGGAAATACGGCAATGTCTCCTACTCTTGGCTTATAAACCAAGTTATCTAATCTTGGAAACTTTAGATCTCCACCGATATAATCATCATTGATATATATTACTGCAGAAACTGTACAGTTGTATGCTGGTCCGTGGTCTGCGTGAATATTGAAATGTGTTCCTTCTCCTTCATATTTTACAAAGTTAAAGGCTTCATAATAAACAACATTGATTCCCCAATACCGTGCATAATCATCTATACACATTTTTAACTTTTGATATATTTCTTCATGAAGATCAATTAGTTCTCCATTCTGTTCATCTCGTGGTCCAAGATTTTCTGGCTTATATTTAAAGTCTACACAGTCTCTTGCTTTTTTAATTGGTGTTGTTGAGTTTGTTACTTGGGCTTCTGACCATTTATATTTCCCGCCATGAGACAGATTTGATTCAAGTGTGGCTATGTATTTGTTTGCGTCTTCTAAGGAAAATGTGTCATGGTATACATGCAGTCCTAAGCCTAAATTTTCGACACTTACCTGCTGGTTTAGTTTCCTTGTTGGAATTCTATTTGATGCTGTCTCTGATCTATCTTTTGTAAACCAGTGGTTTGAATTTTCATCATAAACGCTCATGTAAATGACCTTTCTCTAATATAACCATTATAACATATCCATATTAAAATATGCCTAAAACATTGAGTGGTAACTCTTTTGCTTTAGGCATATTATAACAATATCTACTACTTATTTTATTAAACTAGGGTAAGTTCTGTTCCGTCCCAATTAAAGGTTTTTCCAACTTTATTAAATGGCCCCCCTACAGGCTTAACCAATATTGTTTCACCAGCAAACGCTGCATCAAACATTTCAGTATTTGGAGCAGTTGACACTAATGTCATTGAAAGTACTACCTTGCTATCACATAAAAATACGTATCTTTTAATTGAATCTAAAGTTTCTTGGTCTAGTGATGCTTCTGTACTAACTTCTCCACCAGTAAATGATGTTCCGTTCCATGTTGCTCCTCTTACTGCAGAAGTCTTGTGTAATGATGCGTTCATTCCAGTTACTGGAAGACCAGACTCAAATGCTGCTTCTATTATCGTTGTGTCTTGTGATGGGTTAGGAATTATTTCGTGTACACCATCCCATGTGTTGTCACTATTTTTTGTTAATATAAGGTACATTTTTTTCTCCTTTAGTATAGTATAGCATATTCATTAGAAGTAGCATCCTCCACAGCATGGGGCAGTGTTTGGACAGTTCCAGTATGGTGCGTAGCAACAGTAGCAACAACTACCTCCTCCGCCAGGTGTTGGTGCTGGTGCTGGTGTAAAGTGTGGGAAGAATGGGAAGAACGGTGGGAAGAATGGGAAGAATGGTGGGAAGAATGGGAAGAATGGGAAGAACGGTGGGAAGAATGGGAAGAATGGTGGGAAGAATGGGAAGAATGGGAAGAACGGTGGGAAGAATGGGAAGAACG